GCGCAGATTGTGTCTATTGTGGATAATACGAATGTTGGTTTGCGTTTGGATATGGTTGGCTATGATATGGCTGAAACCACTTATGTTGGGTCGTATGACACTAGTGGTGACCCGCTGTTTTATGCTGTGTGGGAAGGTAAGATTCATTTGTTTCCGAAGCCGAACAATGTTCGGACTTTGACGGTTCGCGGTTATCGTGAGCCTGTGGATTGGATTACGACCGAGGGTTATGTGGATGCGTCACCTAATCTGCATTTTCCGTTGGTGTATTATGCGTGCAGTCGCGTGTATCAGCGTCTTGAGGATACTGTGATGGCACAGGAGTATAAGCGTTCATTTGATGAGGGCGTGTCACTGGCTAGGGAAACCATTGTTAAGCCAACAAGTCATGCGCATCTGCGACTTAATGCTGGTCAAACTTCGGGTCGCCCGACTTTTAACGGCTGGTTGCAGATGATGGGTAAGAATCTGGGTCAGTAATGAGCCAGATTGCTATTACCGAAGTTTCAGATTTTACTGGTGGCTTAAACTTTCGTGCCGACCAGTTTCAGTTGGCTGCTTTCGAGTCACCTGATATGTTGAATGTTGAGATTGACCCGCGCGGCGGTGTCTTTAGCCGTGGTGGTCAGCATCGTTTGAATACGACTGCTGTGGCTGGTACTTGGTCACCTGAGAAATTGTTTCCGTTTTCTGGTGCTACCAGCACAATTATGTTGGCTAATGCTAACAAGGTGTTTCGTTCTACTGGTGGGAACTTTACCACTCTCCAGTATTCTGCTGGTAATGATATTACTACCACCAGCCCGCATGGTGCGTGTTTTGCCCAGTGGGGCAAAACCCTGTATATGTGTACTGGGTCTGCGGGTAACGGTGGTTATGCTTGGCAAACCACTGACACTTATGCTACAGCGTTGACAGCATCGGGTGATAACCCGAACGCATGGCAGGCTACTCCTGATGCTTCTCGTAAGATGCCGACTGCCGAGCATTTGATGGTTCATGCCAACAAGATGTGGGCCGCTAATACTACTGAGGCTACTGTGGCGTATCCGAATCGTGTGCGTTGGTCTTTGGAGAACTCGCCCGAGAACTGGGACCAAGACGACTATGTGGATATTGTTGGTGGTGGGGATGGTGTGACTGGTATGGCTGTTGTGGGCGGTCAATTGGTTGTCTTCAAGCCTAGTGCGGTGTATTTGATTCTTGGTTATGATTCAGCAACCTTTCAGGTTGTGGAGTTGACAAACCGTATTGGTTGTCTGAGTCATCATGCTATTGCACAGGCTGAGGATGGTGTCTATTGGTTTAGTCATAACCAAGGTTTGTTTTATTATAATGGTTCGAGTCTTCAGGATATGTTCAGTAATTTGCGTACCGCAATTGATTTGAACTATATTAATCCTGCTGCGCATGAAGCCATTAGCGTGTCGTGGGTTGGTCGTCGTGTATGGGTTTCTGCACCGTATTCAACTGAAACAACTGTAACCAACCCGACTGTTAATTTCGTGTTGGACCCATCTATCCGCGGTGGCGTGTACACCCAATTCAAATCCGCCGATGGGTATGGTTTGATTGGCGGCTGTGACTGGACCGATTCCAGCAATATCGACTATAGGTTGATGGTGCATCCGACACAGCCGTATGTTCTTAAAGTTGATTTGTTTTCTGAGGAGTCAGATAATATTACTGGCACGCTAACTGCGTTTACTAGTTATTACAAGACTCGTTGGTTTGATGGTGGGTCTTATTTGCAGAAGAAGATGTTTCGTCGCCCTGATTTTGTTGTGAAAGAATCGGATTTACCTCAGAACATTACCGTTAAGGTTTACCATGATTATTCTGAGGGTACGGGTAATGAGCGTAAGATTTTTACGATTACTCAGACTCCTCCTGCTACGGGTATTTTGTGGGGTTCAGGTTTGTGGGGCGGTGATTGGTCTGTTGGTGCTATTAGTTCGACCGTTCAGAAGGGTCGTAATCTTGGGTTGGCGCGTAGCGTCCAACTTGAGTTCATTGGTCCAGCAAGCCAAAAATGGGGTGTCAATAGTATCGGTTATAAGTATCAATCACGAAGGGTTAAGGGATAATGGCTACACTTAGCGTTCCTAATACATTTGTCAACGGCACTCCTGCTGTTGCTACCGAAGTTAACGCAAACTTTAACGCTGTCAAAACTTTTGTTGAGGCATTGGCGGCGGGAACTAACATTGATGATGGTGCTATCACCTATAGTAAGTTGGCTGCTGGTGTTGCAGCCCTGCTTGCTAGCGGTGATTCGGACCAGATTGTTTTGGGTGGGCAGGTTTTCGGGTAATGGCTTGGCAAACACCGTTCCTGTCTGTGCTGAGCGGAACTGACAAGGATGCCCTTCAGGCTATCTTTGGTTCTCTCACCAAGGAGTTGGAGCGGCTTAGCCGCGAAATTGATGACCTTAAGGTTCAGATGATTGATAAGAATGGGAAAAAGTAATGAGCATGACTGACGCATATTACGGTGATTTTGGTTTGAGTGAAGCGTCGGCGCGTAAACGCCGACTGTCGCAGTCTGTTGCTAATCGTCAGGCTGCGTTCCTTGGTCAGCAGCGGGGACAGCGGTCGCTGAAGGAACTCACCAAGCAACTTACTGAGGGTTTTCGTCCGAAGATGGCGGAGTATGGTTCGCGTGGTTTGGCTGGCCCGAATGTGGCTAGTGGTATTCAGCGTAAAGGTTTGGAGCGTTATGCTGCGGACTTCCAGACTCGGATTGGTGAGCAGACTCAGGCTCTTCAGGATGCTGCTAATCAGGCTGTGATGGATGAGGCTGCGGCTCAGGCGGACCTTGAGGATTACATTAACCAGTTGCGTTTGCAGAAACAGCAAAGCATTATTGATGCGGCTACTGCCCTGCGGCAGTATTCGTCCTACTAGGAGATAGTTATGGCATTCAAGTATAACCCTGCTACTGGCAAGTTTGAGAACACGACTCAGCCACCAGTTGGCAAGGCTACGACACCTAAAGTTAATATTGGCAAGGCCGTTACCCCAAAGGTTAATATTGGTAAGGCTGTTGCACCTAGCGCGGCTGTTGCTCCTCCGCGTCCTACTTCTGGTAGCCCGTATGGTACTGCTCAGGGTTCTCGTGGTGAAATGAGTTTGGCCCCTGGTGCTGGTGAGCGTCAATGGGTTGGTCGTACTGGTCCGTCTACGCCAACTGAGCCTGTTGTTCCTGTTACTGGTCAGCCTGCTATTGATGCTGCTTGGGCGGCATTGTATGATGAGGCTGCTGTTTATCGTCAGACTTATGGTGAGGAACCTCCTTCGTCTTGGTGGGATGCTCGTACTTCTCAGATTGAATCTATGCAGAAGCGTTTTGATGCAGCCGATAAGGCGAGTGCGGCTTCTTCTGCTGCTGCTGCTAAAGCCAAGGCTGAAGCAGAGGCAAAGGAGTTGGAGCGTCAGCGTAAGATTAAAGGTGGTCGTGAGGCTGAAGCATTCTTGCGACAACAGGCTGATACCCGTAAGGCTGATATGTTAAAGCGTGTAGCCGAATTGTACGACCCGCTTAAGACCAAGACTGATGAGGACCTTGCTAGGACTCTTCAGGCTGCGTCTGATGCGTTTGATGCTGCTGAGGGTCAGGTTCGTGCTGCTGGTGAGGATTTCACTAAGGGTTTTACTCCCTCCAAGGCTTATAGTGAGATTCCTCTTTCCACTTATACTACTGCCGAGAATCCTCTGCTTGCTGCGTTGCAGCAGCAGGGTGCTGGTACTGGTGAGGTTACAGCGGCGACAGAGGCGGCTAACCAGTTTATGGCTCAGCAGTCTGCTTTGGAGAAGTGGGCGGCTGGTCAGTTGAATGTTGGTCAGCAGAATTATGATACGGCTGTTCAGCAGGCTGCTAAGGGTGGTTTGGCTGCTGCTCTTCAAGGTTTGGCTGGTCGTCGAGCGGATGTTAAGACTGGTATTCAGCAGCAGTTCGCTGATGCGCTTAGCAAGATTGAGCAGGAGCGTACTGCGGCCACCAGCGATGTGGATAAGACTATTGCCGAGATTATTGCTGAGGCTGATAAGACTCGTGCTGAGACCACCGCTGAATATGGTAATCTTCCAAAGGAAAATGAGGCGGCTAAGGTTGCCGCCAAAAAGAAGAAGGGAGCCGCTGCGATTGCTGGCATTAAAGCCAACATCGAAGGCAGATAAGACTAGTTATGGCTGTTACACCATCGCCATTCTCAAAGAAGGCTAATGTTGTCCCAAAGGGTTACGGGTTTGACGAAGACGGTAATCCTGTATATGTTAAGAGTGATGGCACTGTTATGCCGTTGGCTGTTGGCAAGGGTAAGGGTGAAAAACCTAAGAGTACTTTTGCTGAGGAGAAGAGTCGTTTAGAGGATAAAACCAAGAAGATTGTTTCTGGTTTGGCTAGTAATCCGAATCTTAGTTTTGCGGACCAGGCTCGTGCTAGGTCGGCTGCTATGCTTATTGCTGGTGGCGGTAAGGCATCTGTTGAAGATAAGGGTGTTTTGGGAACGCTGTTGGGTGGTATCGCGTCTGTCCCTGCTAAGGCTGCTAGTAAAGCGTTTGATATTTACAGTACGGCGGTTGCGCCGTTTCAGCAAGTTGGTCAAAGTGCCACCAAGGAACTTATTGATGTGTTCCGTGGTGAGGGTGCAAGTATTGATGACTTCTTGCGTCAGTCTCGCACTAAGGGCTTTAAGGCTGCCGAGGCTGCTGGTGTAGAAAATAAGTGGGTTCGCGGTATCGCAAACTTTGCCTTGGATACGGTCTTTGACCCGACTACTTATTTGACTTTGGGTGCTGGTGCAGCGTCTAAGGCGACACGGTTTGCTTTGGCGAACAAGGCTGCTCTGCTTGTCCCTAAGTATCCTGAGTTGAAGCCGTTGTTGTCCAATATTGCTCGTTATGGTGCTACGGAGATTCCTAAGGAGATTCGAGCGGCTGAAGGTATTGCTGCTGGTGTAAAGTATATGGGTAAGGAGATTCCTTACACTAGTGGTTTGGCTAAGGCGTGGCGTTACAGTTTTGGTGCTGCTCGCGCCAACATCGGAGATGTCGTTGCTAGCACTACTGCTGGTAAGGCTTTGCTCCAGAAGACCACTGTTGAATCTCTCAAGGATTTGACCCTTAGGGGTTTTGGTCGCGCTGCGACTCAAAACATTTATAAGCCTGAGTTTGTTCAGGGTTTGATGGAGATGTCGGCAGGTAGTTGGGCTAAGGGTACTTATACCGAATCTTTGAAGAATGCTGTTGCGGAGATTTCCAATGTGATGGACCAAGCCCGTGAAGCGGGCTTGACCGATGATACTATCAATCAGGTGTATCGTGCTATTGAGCGTGGTAGCGATGACGGGCTGAGTGACCCAGCCAAAGAGGTTTATGTTGCCTATAAGGGTTGGTCGGATAAGTTGCGTAATGAGGTTGTTGCTTTGCAGCGCAATCTTGGCGATGAGTATGGGTTGGCTGTTTCTGAGATGGGTTTCTTGGAAAACCACTTGTTCCACAAGATTACCCCTGAGGCTAAGGCGTGGACATTGGGGAAGGACACTGTGACTAAGAGTGGTTACAGGTCTGCGGAGTTGACCGAGCGAGAGTTGTTGGAAACTAGTGGGACTATGATGTTCCGTAAGATTCGCGGACCTGTCGTTGATGAAAATGGTAATATTATCAGCAAGTCCAAGTTTCTTGGACGCGAGGTTGATGATGCGACCATTGATGGTTTGAACAAGATTTCTATGGAGGAACTTGGTTTCAAGTGGTTTGAGGATGACCTTGGCAATATCGCTCAGGGTTATGCTGAAAGTATTGCTCGTGCCAAAAGCCGTATTGCTTATGTTAACAAGGCTATGTCTTATGGGCCTGATGCTATTAAGCCGACCATAATCAAGGAGATTGTGCCTGATGAAGGTCTTGTTGCTGATTTGACTTTGGCTCAAAAGAAGTTGGTCAAAGCCCAAAGGGCTTTGAAGAAGAAGATTTACGGTAATGCCCGTTTGGCTGGGACACGCGAGGGTGTTGCTGCCGAAACCGAGGCTTTTGCCAAGATTCTTGATGATGTCCTTGAGGGGCGTTATTTGGAGTATGGTGTTCGTGATGAGGCTATTGACCAAGTTCGTACCGAGTTGGAAACCATCTTTGATGTTATTGAAGCCGCACGCCTGAAGAGCCTTAGGGTTACTCAGGAGGCTAAGGGTGAGTTTGATGATTTATGGGGCGGCTACCTTCGTGCCGCTGAAGAATTGCGTGATGCTTTGGCTAATAATACTTTTGACCGCCATGTTCTTCTTCAGGATTTTCGCACCGAGTATGCCCGTTTGGCTGGTGTCTCCGCTGACGCAGCAGAGTTTGACGGCAAGAGTCTAGAATGGTTTGCAGAACGCATTAAGCGTCTGCAAAACGGTGGTGCTAGTGAACCCAGGGAGCAGGCACGGTTGCTTGCCCGTAGGAAGCAATTGCGTGCTTCGCTGGATGAGATGCCGAGTGGTGCGCAGTTTGACGAGAGCCGTAGGCGCATTGTAGACGAACTTGATAGCGTAGACAAAGAACTTGAGGGTGTGCGCGTTCTTAGCGATGTGCGTGCTAATGCCAGTTATGCTAATGATGGTGTGATTTGGGGTTCTGTACCTGATGCTACGGATGCTGAAGCACCGTTCCAAATGTGGACCACTAAGCCCGTGGATGATGAGTTTGGTACTTTTAGTCGTATGCCAGATAGTTTGATGGGTCATGCTATTCCTGAAGATGAGTTGGTTGATTTCCGCAATCCCGAGATGATGGCTCAACTTGTTAGCATGGAAACGGTTTCCGATACTGTTGCTCGCGTGTTGCGTGAGGTTGGTTTGGAAGACCCGACATGGGGTAGCATTGTTCAGGGTGCTATGGAGACAGGTGTCATTGATGACACTCTCAGAATGGTTAGCCCCGCTAAGGCTGATTTGCTTGAAGGGTTTATGGATTTCTCCCGCATGATTGATGATGCGATTGAGCAGGGTGCTGATTTGTCTTCGTTTGAGATTGAAAGTTTTTTTGGTTGGTTGCGTGAGAACTTTCAGGCTGTAGCACGCGAATATTCGGATGACAATATTGACGCTGTTGCTAATACTATGTTGAATAACTTTTTGCGTGGTATTACGGATGATGCGTTTGATAGTGGTTTCCGTGGCAGTCTTGTTCCTATGCGCACCATGTTTCCTGATATGGATGGTGTGTCATCTGAGTGGGCTGTCCTTCTTCCGAAGGACACCCCAACTCCTGCTGTTGGTACTGGTGTGACGGATGAGTGGCAGATGGTTGCGGATAACCCGCTAGCCCGTAAGTTGCTTGATGGTTCTACCGAGTCTTATGAGTTGGATTTGATGTCGAAGGGTGATGCTTTGCGCACTGAAGGGTTGGACCTTCAGGCTTTGTCTGAGGCCCGAGATGCGTTGGCTAGAGAGTTGGATAGTATTACTAATCCTGTTGATGATTTGGTTGAGCGTGCTAGGGCGGCGGAGACAGTGCGCTACAATGGTGCTGATATTCCTGTTAAAAAGGCAAGGAAGCAGTTGGCTAAACTGGATGAAATATTGGCGCGTGAGACTGCCAATATGGACCGTCAGGTTAGTAATTTGTTGAAGGATGAGTTTGGTTTGACTGATGAGGCTCAGCGGTTGGCTATGTCGGCTGAGGAGCGTCTGCCTATTTTGTTGGATAATGCTACGGCTATGACCAACTGGGATGAAACTATGGGTCGGGCTATTCTCAACGAAGTTGATAATATCAAGTTGTTGTTGACCCGTAAGCCTGCCAAGGGTTCCACTGGTGCGTCTAACGCTGCTTGGGTTAAGGCTGTTGAGGATGCGCTGCGTAACAGCGCGTTGCTTGATTTCGACCCAGCCCTTAGGGGTGCTTATGACCGTGTGCTTGGTTTGATTCATCTTGGCGAGATTGATTTGGCGAAGATTGATGGTGAGTTGACCGAGGTTTCGTTGAAGTTGTCTAAGGCTCAGGCTGGTGAGATTGGTAAGATTATTTGGGAAGACCTTGAGCGTGGCTGGGAAGAACTTAAGGGCTTGGGTGTTCAGGTTCCTGATGAGGTTGCTGCTAAGTGGGGACCGAATCTGAAGAAGTTGCGTGACACTGCTGAGGCTGAGAAATTGTTTAAGTTTGTGTCTTCGCTGAATAACTATTGGAAGCGTTATGTTACCGCCAGCGTCGGCTTCTTTGTGCGTAACGGTTTGTCTGGAACCTTTATGAATTATGCTGATGGTGTTGGCTTTAGGGAAATGAATGAGGGTCTGCGTTGGGCTTTCGCCCAAGCAGAAACCAAGGGCAAGATGCGTGCAGGCAAAACTTATGCCAATTGGATGGCTCGCGCTGGTATCACCGATGAGGCTGAGGCTGAGTTGGTTATGAAGATTGTTAGTGCTACTGGGCGTGGACAGTCGGATGATTTTGCGATTCCAGCGTTCGGTCTTGAGGGTGCTAAGGGTAATGTTGTTAAGCGTGCAAGCAACAAGTATCTTGGTTTCTTTAGCCGTAAGAATGACCTTGTTGAGAATGCTTTGCGTATTCCAATGGCGTTGGATTCTGTGCGTCGGGGCATGGACTTTGACGAGGCTGTAGCACGCATCAGGCGTGTTCACTTTGATTATACTGACCTGTCTAGGATGGATGAACGGATGAAGCAGGTTGTTCCGTTCTGGTTGTGGACTAGCCGTAACATTCCGTTGCAGGTTTCTCAGATGATGACTCGTCCTAAGGCTTATGTGCAGTATGAACGCTTGAAGCGTGAGTTTCCTGTTAATAGCGAGTTGATGGTTCCGTCTTGGATTCAGAAGTCGGGTCCGCTTGGTGTTGCGGCTAATATGGTGTTAACGCCTGATTTGCCGCAGGTTCGTTTGGCTGATAACTTGAAGCAGATTGCTACACCATCGGGTTTGATTGGTCAGGCTACACCATTGTTGCGTGTGCCAGCAGAGTTGTGGCTTGGTAAGCAGGTTGCTTTGGATATTCCGTTTGGTGATAAGCGGTCGGCTGCTGGTGTGGAAAAGGCTGTTGGTCGTGTTGTCAATGCTTTGACTGGTACTCAGTGGGCTGAGGTTGATGAGGCTACTGGTAAGGTTATGATTGACCCGCGTGTTACTTATATTATTGAGAATGCCGCGCCAACTTTGGCGCAGGCATTCCGACTTAGTGGCGGTAAACTGGGTGGCAAAGACACGCTGGAAGAACGATGGGTTGGTTCTGTTCTGAGTTGGTTTGGTGTGCCACTTAAGACGATTGGTGAACAGCAACAGCGTAGTGAGGCGATTCGCCGTCAATACAACTTGGGTGACTTGGAAAAGGAACTTAAGGCGATTGTGGAATCTAGTCGTCAGAATCCTTAGTTTCTAACGCTTTTTTCAGTTCAGCCATAATCTTAGAGTATTCCATCCACGAGGATTTTTGTGCGGAACGCGAACCAAGGTTTGCTTTCTGCCACAGATTCACAAGTTCTTTGGCACTTAGGACGCTGATGCCGAACTCGATAATGAATCCGTCTTCGTTGTCGGCTATGATTTGGGCGAAGATTCCTTCCAGTTCGCTCATGTCGTCGGGGTCAAAGTCTTGTTCGCTCATTGGTTTCTCAATTCTACTAGTTTGTTTATGGCGCGTTTAATTTCGTCTACGCACGCTACATAGGTTCGTGGAGCGTCATGCTCCACGAGTTCACTTTTCAGTAGTGCTAGTTGGTTCTCCAGCGTTTTCAGATTCGTTTTCCGTGATGCTGTCATAGATTGCTGATGCCATTCCCTCAATAATGTTGTCAATTCCTACGCCTTCGGGCAACTGTATTGCGCCACGCAATGCGTCCTGCATAAAGACTGTAATGCTCATTAGCGTTGCGACAATGAACTTGTCGTCGATACAGATTTCGTTGTCGCCAACCTTATAGCGTTTTCCTGTGGTTCCGTAACTCATGCTTTCTCCTTAAGTTGTAGATGGAATGATTCGTTTTGTAGCATTAAGGCTATCATACTGTAGCCAACAATGTCCACATAGGAATCTTTTAGGGATTCGTTGTGTACTTCGGGTTCACCGACTTTGGTTAGGTTTTTGATTCGGGCGATTTTGTCGCATACTCGGATGCCGACTCCGATTGTTCCGAAGTTCGTGATGTTTTTGTGTCCGTAATCGTGCTGCTTTCGGCATACAATATCTACCATTTCTTTCTTGTTGAACGGTCCGTGGTTTTCTTCTAGCCATTTGATTGCTTGTACGCCAGCGTGGGAGATTACCATTGTGGCGAGTTCCAAGTCGTCAGGCTCGTACTGTCCCCGCTGAAGCGAGGTTACCCATCTGCTCAAATAGGTTTCGATTGGGTCGAACTTGTTTGGGTCGCTGAGAGTGGTGGATGCTTCAGCCACCAGCGAGTCCAGTGCGCCTTCTGCTGCGCTATTGAAGTTCTTATAGTTATTCTTCGCCATCGTTTTCTCCGATTCCGTATTTTGCTTTCAGTAGTTGCATTAGTTTGGCATTACTGCGTAATGCCGTTTCCAGATTTTCCATAGCCTGTTTTGTTTTACGCCAAGCATACGACTTGGCGTTGAGTCCGATTGCTCGGGCTGCGTACTCAAAGGTTCTGCCTTCTAGATAGATTAACTCTATCATACGCTGGTCAATATCGGTCAGCGATGACAGTGCCTCGGCAACCATGTCGTTGATGTCGCTGTCGTCACGCACATAGTTTTCGGGGACATTGGGTTGCATGAGCCACTCAATGCTGTCGCTGTCGTGCTGTGTTTTATCTTCCCAGTCACGCTGGTCCAAATATAGTCTAAGGTTAGGGGGTATCATAATCAGGGTTAATCATCATGTCCATAACATCGGCGGGTTCCAGCAGGAATCCCGCGGATGGGTTGGAGGATTTGTTTGCGAACTTCTTATAGTTTTTCTTGTTGAATCTGTCTTTGTTGGCTTTCAGGTATCTCTTTAGGCGTTTGACATTTACGATTACGAATGCGCCGTCTAGTGTGTAGACATAGACCCACCATTCGGCTTTCGTAACTTGAAGCCCCGATGGTTTCCATATCGGATTCCCATTTTCGTCTTTACGCAATCTAGGATTGTGTTCCATTTCCACGACCATACGCCCATTGCGATAGCGGTCGGTTTTAACTTCGAATGAGCCTTGCCCGATTTTGTCCAAGAATTGTTCGACAAGTTCTTCTCCTTTGTGTCCAAACTTTAGGTCTGTTTCCCAGTTGTATCTGCGTTCAGGTATATCATAATCAGAATTGTTGTTTCTCATTGTTTTACCGCCGTTATGATTGTTACTTGCTTGTCGTCCAGCCATGCTACTCCGTTCAGTCCGTCCATCAGTAGTTTCACATAGTTGTCCAAGTCGCCTCGTAACTTTGATTCATTACCGTTGAGTTCAGTTACTACAATGTGTGTACCATCAGGTGTGAACAAGCATTGGAGTTGGACCGTGCCTTCAAAGCACGGTCCGTCCCACGCCTCCCTGATTATTGCTTCTGCGTCCAGTGTTGTCTTCGGGGTGAAGACACGCCCATAGCGTGTCATGCGAGGACGACCCTTTGGGATGGGTTTTACTGGGACGAAGATTCCGTGTTCGCTCATGGCTTACCGTGAGTTTGTGTGAACACATGAAATGGTGCGCCTGTACCTGAGTCAAACTTTGCGCTAATGGATAACGCCTTTAGGACGCATTGTTTGGCTGTTGCCATATTGAGCCGCTTCTTATCCGTTAAAGCCTGGAGTGCGCCTAAACCATAATCGCTGCCGCTGCCGATAGCGTATAAGCGGTTGCTGTCCATGTCTGTGCCGTAATCGTCATCAATCTGGTAGATAACACCGTTCACAACCATAAGAGTATCGATAGGGGTTTTGGCTACTTCGCCATCATATTGTGGTAGACCAATGCCGTTGCTTTCCAACACCGCCTTATAGGCGGGGATGAATTGGCTGACAACGAACTTGTTGAGTTTGATTCCTTGTGTGCGTGGGGGTGCTGGTGGCACAAAAGTGTGTTGGACAATGTTTGCGCCACGGGTGTATCCTGCTATTGCCACTAGGTATTTGCCGATGGACACAACCTTTGGTTGTGTTGATTTGCCGATGCGACCATCATCGGTTGACCATTGTGAGTCGGCTCCAATTACAGCCCAACCGTCACCTTGTACCGCTAAGATTGTTGTCACGAATGTACCCTAACTACTAGTTTGTCAATCTCCAGTTCACCATCGGGACGCAAATAGTATTTGCCCCAACGCTGGTCAGCCGTCTTCAGAACAGTCTTGGTTTGACTAGGGTTGAGTCCTGTGTTAGCGCACTCATAAGCCAACTTAACAAGGGTACTAGAGCGGTCACGACCCTGGAGTGGGCCATCACGCCATATAACCTTACCTAAGGGCGATAAGACCGTCATAGCCTCGTCGAGTGTGGCATCGTAGTCGTAACCGCCGAACTGGCGTTCGGACGGTGCTGGTGGCACATACATATCAGCAATACGCTGAAGCAAGGCTGGTGGTGTACGGTTGATATAAGCGGACTCTAGGAAGTCGGCTAACGGTATTACACGACCTGTGTCATCGAGTATGCGTTGGCGGTCGGTGTCTGTCTCCACATAGGCGTATGGCAGACGGACATAGTTGCCGTACTGCCCACGCTTGAGCGTAGTCTGCTTGGGATTGACCTCGGTTGTGGGAACCTCGGCAACATTACAAGCCACAATCAGGGCATGACGCATAGTTTCAGCGGAGACAGGCGACAAGGCGAACACCCACACATGATAACCTTTGGAGCGTGAACGCTCTACCCAAGAGGTGATACCTGCTTCTACCAGTGCGGAGCGTAATGCGAATGCGTGTTGTTGTGCGTCGGCTGTGTCAAAGTCTACGCAACCCCATGCGACATAATAGTTGTCGTCACCGCCACGCATCATCGGATATACACCGATGGGCTGGTCAATGAAGTGACGCTCTAGAATGTCGGGGGTAAGGGGCTGCTTTACGCAGCCACCCTCGTTAGACCCGTATACATCTCCACGACCACGGAACAGTTCCGCAAAACGCACGACCTGATTCATAGTTCACCAATCTGCTAATACATCTGCTACGGTTAGTTGTGTCTCCGCCAAATCCTCGGAGGACTGTACCTTAGGGCGGTCATCACGGTATGGTAGCACACCGCTTTCCAGCCTAGACAGTCTGCCTGTGCCTGACTCAATAATGAAGTCCATATCGTCTAACAGTTGTGACGCGGGACGCTTACACTTCACAAGGTTCAGTGTGACAGTATCCTGATGGATACGCAACTCATACTGTAACGACTCAATCTTTTCGATAATACGCTCAGTGTTAGTTGCCCTGTCGAGTTTTTCTTGGAGTTCACGGATATGACCCTCAATCTCAAAGCGTTTACGGCGCACACCGATAATGTGGGTAGCCTGCTGTTCACCACCGAACGCACCTGAACTGATGGTCATCTTTTTGCCGTCAGCACCTGCGGTACGGGACGACTGGTGAAGCACCAACAGCGGTACATTGTGACGCTTGCCGAAAGCCTTGATACTATTGGCTTTGCTGGGTATGTCTTCGCCACCACCGCTAATCAAGTCCAAGTAGTCCACAACGATTAGTTGTGGGTCACCAATAGCATCTGAGTACTCTGCTAACGCACGCTCCATATCAATAAGCGAAATCGTTTGGTCAAAGACAGCCAGATTAGGGAAATACTCTAGGGCTGTGTTTCTGAGAACGCTAATGGCTTCATGGTCATTATTGGCTACCTGTTGCTCAAGCATATTAGCGTCAAGTCCGTGTGTAACACACGCCAACTTAATCAAAGTTAGGGTGCGTGGCTCGTCGGGACAGAAATAAACAACACGCTTGTCACGGTTCGCCACTAGAATCTGTAGCAACGCCAGCGTCTTACCTGAGTGACTGTAGCCGTTAATCAGGCACATTTCTGATGGGGCGATGCCACGCATCTGTTGGTCAATGTCTGCGAACCCTAAATAGATTCGTTCGTGTGGTGTCTGCGCCCAATGAACATAATCATCGGCTGCACGCACCAAAGGTACATAATAGTTGAATGAAGCCTTAGACGAAGCAGGCGGGGAGATAAGTTCTCCCCGCCCTGCCTTTGCCCAACGCTCCTTGTAATCAGGAGCCATTAGTGGTTACCGCTTTGCTCGTGGTTCCCAGAACGCCTTATCGCCGTTCACAGCCTTAAACCACGGACGCTTAGGATTGACCGCCAAACCATCACGGTTATCCCAAACCTCAGTGACACCAGCCTTAGCGCACTCGGAGTTCAGCCACGCTGGAATTGGTCCGTGTTGCTTGCCCTTGATACGCACCTGAAAGCCACCGCTGGCTGGCTGAGGGGCAACCTCAACCGCACCGAAAGCGTCAGTAAGCATAGCCTCGGGGGCAACAGACTCGGCATCAACCGTCATACCCATTGACCCGAACAAAGCATCGGAAACAGCCTCAAAGGCTGAAATCCAGTTGCCCACATTGGTCATGGTATCGCTGGTCTTATCCGTCAAATCGGCAGCAATCTTGCCTGCGACCTGAAGGATGATGGACTGGTCTTTGGACACACTCATGTGTACCTCCCTGTTGTTGTTGATATTACAAGACTAGCATACGCTAGTCATTCATATTGAATGCGCCTTTACAGACGCTCCAATAAGAACACCAATTTGCTGAACACAAATTGCTAGAATCATTCATTATCCAGTTGCGTTGGGTAGAGGTGGCAAGAGCAGAATCCAAAGCACCCCCAACGCTATGCTTAAGCCAATTATGATGCGAAACCCCTCGGCTAATAGGAACAATCTGATGCTTAGGAGTATCACCACGCACCATGACACCATAGTTAAAGCCGACATTCTCAATGTCCTTTCGCTCATATGCCACCGCATAAGTATAGACTGTCGGCTGGATAGCCGACTTCTGCTTCTCCTTAGCGTAATAGGATTTGCTGGCAGTCTTCCAATCCCAAATTACACCGCTCGGGGTCAGATAATCCATTGTACCCTCAAGCCACACCGCATAACCCTGAACCACAATACCAAGCGGTACGCGAAAGAACTTCTCAACTTCGCCACCTAACTCGACCTCGGGCAGGATACCCTCATAGAACGCTTCAGTCATGCTGGTAAGATAATCAGGAATCTTGTCTGCGTCAATGTTTGTTACCTTGTATGGCTGTTTGGCAAGTTCATCAAACTTGCCTGAAACAGCCTGTAACATTTCTTCACGAGAGGAGGCGGAACCGCCAAGCACCGACTCAATGCCGTGGTGCATGGCGGTTCCGATAATGGTAGCATCAGAACCAGTACGAAACTCAGGGCGAACAATACCAAGCCTAGCCCGTTCAGGACAAATAGCAAGGTCATTCAGCCAAGACTGTCTAACATATACTATCTTATTAGCAATATCTAATTTCATATATTCTCTTTTCTAATAGACAGCGTAGACAGTAGGGTGAGGGACTGTTGTCCCGAACCCCTAGAAAAGTATACCATACCCAGTCATTCATCTGTCTTCGCTGAACGGATACCTCTAAAGAGTTTCTTGTAGAACTTCATAGTATTGACACCAGTTTTGTGGTCACGACCTATCTTGGCAAAGTTAGGTTTATCTGCCAGACAAGCGTCACATAATGACTGAAACTCTTGTTCGGTCATTATGTGACGCGCCTTGTTTACCGTGACAGCCTGAATAAACTGAGGCAAGGACAAACCCAACTTGTGGATAATGTCCAAGACGGGAACCTCAGGATACTGCTTGCTGTACGATAACACGCTATCACGAATAGTTTTCCAACGCTCAACATTGTTACTGGTGGTCAATTCCAACGGCTCGATTTCGTCAATGCCGAAAGAAATGTAACCGCCAGTGGACACAAACTGGTCGTGAACCTCAACAAGTTTGCTGAAATAATCCAGCATAGTTGTCGTGTCCCACTCATGGTCAGTGCCGTCAGTGTAACCCAAGATTTCGCACAAGCGTTCCCCAAGCCACATATCATAAACAGCATCCTTAGAAATGACAACCCCCTTAGGGGTGACATCACACAAACAGTCTGTGTCCATACACATTACTTTACCTCATCAATCTCATCAACCAGTGCGAACTGGGCCGCGTATAATGACTGGCGGGCAAGGTCGGTTTCCAACTCCATATAACCGATTTCTGCCGCTTTATCTTGGTCGTCCGCATACACATCCATAGTGTACACAAAGTTCAGTCTATATTTCTTTATCATTATTCTTCCTCCTCGTCGTTACCGAATAACTCTGCCCAACAGTCGGGGTGAACACCACTAATCATCTGCTCACGCAAAGCCGGCTCTAGGTCGGGAAACGCTTGCTGGATAAGGATTTCCCCGATATGCCACCTATCGAGTGCCATTTGTGCCTCGGGGGTATCGGGCAATCGCACGATACCCCCCGTCTGGCAGACAACACATTTCTTGGTGACAACTTTCATCACTGACCTCCATTCGCTAGGAACTCATCAATCTCATCAAACAAAGTGCTGGTCGCTTCGCCAAGCAACTTCTCGTTTGCTCGCTCAATCAACTCATTCACCTTAGCCTCAAGGGCATCACTCTGCTCACGGGTACGGTTCGGGTCATCAACATAAGCGTTGATATCCCGTAGCAACTGCTCCAACTCCTCGGCACTAGCAAGGTTGTTATCCTCGCAATATGACAAAGCCATAGCGGTAACCGTAGCCTGATTATATGCGTTGGCAACTTTCTCCGTGAAACTGGTCGCAAGGAACAGAACGAACTCTGTCGGCAAGTCATAACTCTCACCGTCATAATAGCCGTCCTCATTGTAACCGTTCACCACCACCACATTGCCGCGGATTTCCCGCATAAACAATGCGCTAGCGAGATAGTTCGGCTCCATGTTCAGCAACAAACCCTCGTCGTGAACATAACCGACAGCCATGACACCATCACAGTCTTGGCGAACAGCGTCAAAGTGACCGCCCACCAACTCCTGAATGTCGTCAATGCCGTTGATTTCCACAGGGCGAACAGTCGCCCCCATACCACAAGGCAAATACGCTGCTCTAGTCATTACTATTCCTCCATCCCAAAGTTATTTACATATTCCGTGATTGTGTCCCCACCGATACCGATAGCACCTGCGTGGACAGTGATACCAAAGTCTTCCAACGCCTGAACAACATCATCAAGCGTGGCGAAGCCATCAGCGTCACCATTTGTGATTACCAGCCTAACAGTATAGCCTAACATTATGTTTCCTCCCGTCGCTAAACCAGCGACAACCCTTTGATTGTGGACATTATGAACTTCACTCCGTCAGTTACTGGGTCTCCTGTGGCATCCTCCATTCTGTCAATTACGATATCCGCTTGGATATTCTCGGCTTGTGTGACTGCGTGAGCCTGACCATATGAACCGCCCTCAATCGCTAGTTTGCGTGCGGGTCGCCAGTCAGTCTTCTCAAGGACACTGAATCCGATACGGCGCAACATTGACGGATGAGCCATAGCGAACATCAGGTTATCAACATCCAAACGCTCCTCAGATGAGTGAACCTTACATAGTTGCGAGTGAAGCGTGTTGGTGTCATAATGGTCAAGTGTAGCGGACTCCAACCACACTTCCACGCCGACACCCAACTTGTTCAGCACATCCAGCAACGCAACAACGATTGCGCCACGATTACGGATATACTCAGGTTGGACATGGCAGTTAGCCGCGCCATTCACAAGCACACGAACAACACGCCCCATGCGACCACTAGGGACAGTCACATACTCCAACATATGTTCAGGTTCGCCGTGAATAAAACGGTCAATGTCCACACTGTCTCCGCTAGTGTCGTAGCACATCTCGAACACATCACCAAACGCCATGTTGATATGTTCCTCCATTTGATGGAAAATTTCGTCCACTTGTGGACGAATATCGTGCCAGCCAGTCAGGCACAAGTCCACAGCCTCGGCTAAGGACTCTGAACCTGACCACTTGTTGTTGCTACGCTTATCGGATGACGCGGGCTTCGGGTTATCGCCAGCGTACCTAACAAGGTCGCCCAGTGACTCCCAACGCTCCACATGAACCTTACCGATGATTTCCTTGTGCATCACTTCACCTCCAACTTAGCACCACCACTTGGGATAACGACATTCGCCATGACCTTAGCGAACTGGTCAGGCTTCATACCCGAACCGAAAGTCATCGGGACACATTCCTCATAGGTGAATCCTGCGTTGAGCAGTTTCGCACCGTGATATGAGGCTCGTGGCGACACGATAACCTTGAGTCCGTTAGCCTGAACATTACGACGCGCACCACGAACAACGCTCAGCCATTGTAGCCCAGCGAACTTGTCCACCGACAAATCGTTCACGATACCCTGCTCCATGTCCTCGTCAATCGGGATATCCAACTTGACGAACCTATCTAGGGTCGAACCGTCAATGACCTGACGACCGACATACTCGGCAGTCGCACCGTTGCCGTAAGTGTTCGCTGACGCAATCGCCACGAACTTCTCGTGACGCTTCACCTTACCGTCAGGGAACATCATCCAACCGTTACTGAGCGCGCTGTTGAGCGTAAGCAGGATGTTCGGGTTCGCTGCGTCAATCTCATCCAGCAGATAAACACCGCCCTCTTCGTAACGCTTACGGAAGTCCACTGAGTGGTACAAGCCGTGACCGTCACGATAGCCCTTGATTTCGGACTTGGATGACTGCGAACAGAACGACTCGGGACTGTATTCCAGCCCCAACGCTTGCGCAACCTGTTCTGCGATGGTGGTCTTGCCGACACCAGCCGTCCCCGTGAGCCACGGAGCCATGCCCGCATCAACGACACGCAACACCTTATCCATCATAAAGTGTGTACGCCCCGTAATCTCGTGAGTGTGACCACCACTCAGCGTGACTTGGGTCACCTTAGGAGTCAGGTTCGTAATACGGTTGTCCATATCGGACAGCACCGCCGTTGTAGCGGTGACAACCATCTCGCGAACCTGCTCCATATCAACGGACGGCTTCGCATAATCGCGAAGCACCTTGCCCAACACCTCGTCAAGCCCGAACTTGCCCTCGGTCGCAACCTCAACCTCAGGTGTAGGTGTAGGTGCTGGCGTTGGTGTTGCTGGTGTTGCTGGCATAGGTGTAGCCTCCATAATCGTAATCGTACGCTCTCCTAGTTCGTGGCACTTCGCCGTACAAATGTCACGCAACTCGTACTGCGTGTATTTGAGTGGCGACTTCGTGAGTTTGTAACCCAAATGCCTAGCGACCACCAACAATGTGTTGCGGTCAAGTGTCGCAATCGAATACGGATAATCACGCACCCTGTCACCTGCGCCGTAGCGGATGACAGCCGTTCGCTTACCCGTGTCAATGGACACAATGTTCTTAGCCTTGCTTGCCATTATGTTTCCTCCCGCCCCAGTGGGGCATAAACGCCACCAGCCCCTGTTGGCTGGTGGCAGACCCTATCAAAGACGCACAGACCCGCACACACGGGTCG